ATAGCAACAAATATCACTGACTTCTTTGCTGCATGTGGATATGATATCGGAACTTCATACGTGTTTAATGCGACATTTGCAAATGCGACACCTGCAGGCGGTGGCATGACTACCCCATATTCTTGTTTAGTTCGTGCAGACTGGAATAGCGGTCAAACTGAGTTCCAGATGGTGGTTATCGATCAAACAAATCCAGGTTGGCAGACCGGTGCCCCAAGTGCCGGTACTCAGCTAGAGGGAACATTTAATCTACCAGTAACGCTCACTCCATATACTCCTACTACGAGCATGGGCCCACACAACTGGTGCTAAATGATAACGCATCGTCCTGCTAACACCAGGGGAAATCCTAGAGCACCCTTCATAAACAGCCATCGAACATTTAGTTTCCCTAGCTATTATGATAGTCGCTATATGAACTTCAGCGACCTGCAGACCATCAATGATGATCGTGTTCAGTATGCTTGGCAGGTTCCTTGGCATGAACACAAAGATATGGAAATATTTGGTTATGTGATTGAAGGTTCCAGCCATCATGTGGATAGCTTGGGCAATGATGTAGAAGTACCAGCTGGCGCAGTTCAGCGGATGAGTGCTGGTAGTGGTATATGGCACACTGAAGGCAACACAGCAGATACGCCAAATCGTTATCTACAACTATGGATACGCCCAGCAGTCACTGGCACTGAACCAACGCATGACTGGCATCAGTTTACCAGAGAGGATAAACTCAATAAGTTCTGTGACATCACAGAGAAACTACCCATCAAGCAAGATGCGAGATTATTGGCTGGTATATTTGGAGAGGACCTCGTCTATTATACATTCGGTCTGAAGCCTGATAGGCGATATTATCTGTATGTAGTCTCCGGAACTGCTACGATCAATAACATAGCAGTGATCGAAGGTGATGGCTTGAGTTATGAAGAAGAGACAGAGATCATGATCATGAACCCCGATGAAACAGAGATCATTCTGTTTGACCTACGATAAATATTATCATGAGAGCACGAGAGTTCATAACCGAAGTTTCTAAGGGTCATACTGGAAGCCTTCAACAAGATATCGCCCTGGCACTTCCAGGAGCATGGAAAATTCCTGCATTAAAAAACCAAGATCCATATCTACAATATCGTTTCGGTGTCGCTATCGCGGGCGCTAAAGGTGCAGAGCAGCGTCATGAAGATGGTGTTCCTCCGTTCGAAGAAGATAAAATCTTTGGTGAGAATGAAATCGTAGTGAGCTATGATCCAAATACTGGTAAATATATCCGTGACGCTCTACAATCTATGGGACTACCAGGAAATGACGCGGTTCAGATCGCTACTATGGCAAGCCAAGAGATGCCTGATGTGGTAAAGAGGAGTCCTGTGAGCGGCTTCAGGGGCTACAAGAAATGAGAGCCTTCGAGATACTCCTAGAATCCCCTTTGACAGAACTCACTGATAAGCTTCCCAGCTTAGCCAAGCATGATTATGATGCGATAGATATGCTGATGCGTAAAGTCGCACAGAAGCACAATCTCAGTGACAAAGCACTCAATGACCTATTCGTGAAGAAGTTCAAGAAGACACCCGGTGATTGGATCAAGGATAAGCTTGATGAGGATGATTCCGAACTCGATTTAGATGATGAAGTAAGAAGATTTGCTGAGTGGGCAGGCGAGAGGTTGCATATTCAGCATCTTCCCGAGATCGAACTCAGCCAAGATACCAGAGATGCACAAGATAATCATCACACAGGCGCTCATGTCGAAGGTTCTGGTAGTATCTGGGTATATGCCAAGAACCGCAATCTTGTAGATATCCTACGCACGGTATTTCATGAACTGGTGCATGTGAGACAAGGTGAGATTGGTATGATCAAGCCAGGTGATAGTTATCCAGGAAGTCCTATTGAGGTTATGGCGGATGCACTTGCTGGGAAATATATTAAGGTATACGGTGAGAAGAACCATCACATATTTCAGTAAGATTTAACACACAGAGACACAGAAAAACGAAAGGATTATTAAAGCATAAAAAATAGGAGTCCAATATGCTTAGTTTTTTAGTGTCAGCAGGTAGCTCGTTCATATTATTACTATTACTCTTCATAACTCTAGGAATAATAGTATCATATATTACACCAGATAAATCGTAATACTTATTTTTCAGTATCGTCTTCGTCTCTTGACTGGAAGTATTGTTTGATATCTTCCAATAGTTTAGGTTTGTCTGCCCTTAACTTGAGTAACCCGCTCGAATGGTATTCCAGATCAGTGAGTGGATTGAACTTGTTCTCACTCAGTATCTTCCATCTCCAGTTATATCCGCGATTGCTCTTCTTTCCATGCCAATGATGATTTACCGTTAGATCAACATAACTCACATTTTTATTGATATGTTCCTTGCATCTATCTGCCCATATCTTCATGGCGTCTTGTGAGTGGCCGCCGGTCTTGTGATTTAGATTATCTTCAGCGAGCAGATCAGTTAGTGCGAATGCCATATACCAATCACCTGAACCTACTATTCCCCAATCGATCAATGAACCTAGATTGTTCAATGCTTCCCGTGTAGCGGCCCATGCCAACCCTGATCTTCCGCGGCTCTTATTATTGGATTGACCTTTAACCCATTTATATACGAAACTCTTATTGGAATCGATAATCTGTTCATCAGGACCTAAATCGTTAGCAGTCTTAAACATCTGCACTACAGGATACTTATTCAATGCTGCTATCGTTCGTGCTACCCAATCATCTTCGCTGAAATCGATGTCTGCATCTATCCATGCGACATATTTCGCATCATCGGGCAGTTGTTTTATACCGATATTGAGCAGGTTCTCTTTATACCAGAGAGGTTCGCTTGTTCTTAGTTGTATATGCTGTGGACAGGAAGGATCGGTTACTGCGAACTCTTGATCTCCGAATGCCAGTTCTACGGTCCATAACTGAACACTATCAAACTTCTTGAGATAGTCAGTAAACTGATGATATAGACGGTACCTAGATTTATAGTTCTCGGGATTAAACACGCATGTTATTACATGTAATTTATCAGGAACCATTTGCCATCTTTCTCTATCTGTGACAATATTTATCTCGCGTCACCGCTAACTATCATTTTAGATCGTATTATTTTCGGATACATTGCCCAAACAAAAGATTGACTCCTAATCGTATTGATATTATACTCTATATAACAACCTATAGGGGATAAATATCTTGACCAATGAACAACTCCAAGAACAACTAAACACGCTCACATCCAAGCTCGCTGATATCCGTCAGATTGCCGATGCTGCCCGCGCTGGACAACATCCTGCTTCCTGGCGCAAAGACTGGCAACGCAATGAATGGACTAAGGTCTATAATCTCTCTGATGCATTTGGGTTTACTGCCCAAACAAAAGATTGACTTGTGCCAGCATTGTATATATACTATAAATCTATAAGGAGAACTCTATGACAACCCGCACTTTTAATGCCGAAGCAAAGACTAAGCTTACTCAACTCGTGAATGAAGGTATCGCCGTACTACAAGAAGTAGATACTCTGCGTGAAGGTCTCAATGACACCGTGAAGGCCATCGCAGATGAACTGGAGATCAAGCCCAGCATCCTCAAGAAGGCTATCTCTATCGCTCATAAGGCTCGTCTCAATGAGACCAATCAAGAGAATGCGACCCTCAACGAAATTCTGGAGACCGTTGGTAAGACTTACTAATGTATGTTGATGCCGTCTTAGATACTAATGCTGATCGCATCCATGTGGTAGAACGAACACCCGAAGGTAAGCGAGCATATAAAGAATATCCAACCAATTATGTTCTCTATTATGCTGATCCTAAGGGCAAGTATCGTTCTATCTATGGTGATCCCTTAACTCGGTTCTCTACTCGTAAGCGAGCAGAGTTCGAGAAGGAACGCAGGATGCACTCGAACAAGCGGATGTTCGAGAGTGATGTAAATGTGGTGTTCAGATGTTTGTCTGACAACTATCTAAATGTCGATCCGCCCAAGCTTCATACATGCTTCTTCGATATCGAGGTGGACTTCGATCCAGAACGCGGATTCAGTCCGACAGATGATCCATTCAATCCAGTAACTGCTATCTCGCTCTATCTTGATTGGCTGGATCAACTCGTCACTCTCGTTATTCCGCCCAAGCATATGAGCGATGAGACTGCTCAAGAACTGACACGAGATTTCCCCAACTGCTTTCTATTCCGCAGCGAGATAGAGATGTTCGAAACATTCTTCGATCTCATCGAAGATGCTGATGTTCTCACTGGTTGGAACTCAGAAGGATACGATATTCCCTATACCGTGAACCGTGTCACTCGTATCATGAGTAAAGATGATACCCGGAAGTTCTGTCTGCTGGGGCAACTTCCCAAAGTTCGGACTTATGAGCGTTTCGGCAAGGAAGAGAAGACTTACGATCTGATCGGTCGTATTCACATGGACTATCTTCAACTCTACAAGAAGTATAACTACGAATCCAGGCATAGTTATTCGCTGGATGCTATCGGTGAATATGAGTTGAATGAGCGCAAGACCCAGTATGAAGGGTCGCTAGATCAGTTATACAACAAAGACTTCAGAAAGTTTGTTGAGTATAACAGGCAAGATACCATGCTCGTGTTCAAGATACATGACAAACTAAAGTTTCTTGACCTCGCGAATGCGCTGGCACATGAGAATAGTGTGCTGATGCCTACGGTGATGGGTTCGGTGGCCATGATCGAAATGGCTATCTTCAACGAAGCACATGCTCGTGGTATGATCGTTCCTGATAAGAAGCGCAAGAATACATCTGATGAGCAACAGGCTGCTGGTGCGTATGTGGCGAATCCAAAAGTAGGAATGCATGAATATCCGGGAGCAGTGGATATCAACTCGCTGTATCCCTCAGATATTCGCGCATTGAACATGTCTCCAGAGACCATCGTGGCTCAGGTTCGCCAGACGCTGACCAATCAGTATATGCATGATAAGAGTATGCGCCTCGCCAAAGAGAAGAAGAACCGCAAAGAAGACAGCGAAGAAGGTGTCACTGGTTCGATACTCTGGGAAGGTCTGTTTGGTTCTCTGGAATACGCTGCGATCATGAACCAAGAGCGCGGCACATTGCTCACGGTGGATTATGAAGACGGTCGCAGCGTAGAGATGACTGCTGCTGAGATATGGAAAATGGTGTTCGATAGCCATAAGCCCCTGATACTCTCGGCTAACGGAACGATATTTACTTACGAACAAGAAGGTGTGATTCCGGGACTCTTGACGAGATGGTATACAGAACGAAAGTCGATCCAGCGGCAAGCTAAAGAAGCTTATGGCACCGATATGTATGACTATTATGACAAGCGGCAGCTGGTTCGCAAGATCCTTCTGAACTCTGCATATGGAGCACTTCTGAACGAACATTGTCGGTTTTATGACAAGCGTATCGGACAGAGCGTCACATTGACTGGTCGTCAGATCGTCAAGCACATGATGAGCCAGATCAATGAGATCATCGCCGGCGAGTATAGGCATGACGGTGATGCCATCATCTATGGTGATACTGACTCCTGTTATTTCACTGCATATCCTATCCTTAAAGAGCAGATCGATAAAGGCGAGATCGAATGGTCTAAGGATATGTGCATCGAACTATATGATAACATCGCAGATCAGACCAATGCCAGCTTCCCTGCATTCATGGAAAAGGCGTTTCACTGCCCAAGAAAGAACGGCGAAGTCATCAAGGCTGGTCGAGAACTTATCGGTGAGCGCAGCATCTTCATCACGAAAAAGCGTTATGCTATCAATATCTTCGATAAGGAAGGCAAGCGCAAGGATACGAACGGTAAGACAGGCGAGATCAAAGCGATGGGTCTGGATCTCAAGCGGGCTGATACTCCCAAATATGTGCAAGAGTTTCTC